TATCTCTTGCGGCCAATGCCAAAGTGCTCACAGAGTTGGTTCTGGTGGACCACCCAGTCCTCTGGCTGGCTTTGTAGATAGCACCAGATGGCAAGAGCGGTTGGGTCGGCTATCGCCTGGACGGTATCCACCGGCAGCATGGTGTACGGTGCATCGGCATGACGCAGCCGGGTGATCGGCATCACACAAACCTCACCAGGGGAAGGCGCTCACCCTTCAGCTTGTCGTAGACGATGATGCGTTTTGCGTAGTTGTCCGCGGCGGCTACAAGATCCCGAATCCTGCCCCTCGGACAAAATCCACAGACCCATATCCATAAATCGTGCCCGGCGAGGAAATCCCATTCGGTATCCGCCGGGTCGTCCACAAACATCGCCCACTGGTTTTTGGGTGAGGACTCAAAGTAGCCTTCCCCCAGGATGCCGACGTAGGTGCAAAAGGTCCGCCGCTCCGGTGTCCCACCTCCCCAAAACGGAAAAATCCCCGCCCCGAAGGGCGGGTAATGGTCAGGAGGATGGATGCCCGTCACTTTAGGCCTGACGGGTGGCCGGTTTGGGCGGTTGTAGTGGACAGCATGGACATTAAAACCCCTTTTTTGGATAAGTTTCTATATTGAAAAAAAGTAAAGGTATTCCATATCAGCCGTTTTAATGTCCATAACGTCCACGGTGACGTGTCTTTTCTTATCCCACCGCATCCAGAACAAGTTGATCCTGTCCAACAGAGTTCTTTATCCAACTGACCTGCTTAGAGTGCACAGCGATAGCAGTTCGGAGACTCATAAATCGGCATAATAATGCCAGTTCATGTGGGTGTCAAATCAAAACTCTGGCATTGAATTACCCCTTAGAACGCCCTATCATATTGGTATGGAAATGCGCGAAGTTCTGTCTCAAAACCTACGGATGCTCTTAACTCAGGCCGGGTGGTCTGAAAGCGAGCTGGGCCGCCGGGCTGGGATATCCCCCAGGACAATTAACGCCATTACCAATATGAAGTCCAACGCCTCTATCGGCGTTTTAACCAAACTTTCAGCGCCTTTTGGCCTTGAACCGTGGCAATTACTACTCCCTTACCTTCCTGACGAGCCTAGCCTCCAAGTTCGGATCGAGGACTTGATTCGTGACTACTGTGCTGCAGACCCCGAGGTTCATGGGTTCGTAGATTACGTCCTGCAACGGGGCAAACTCACCTCCTGATACCCCTACCCCCCATAATAATGGGGATATTTTGATGCCTGATCCTGGCATTTAAATGTTTGACATCGTGGTATTGTTCTGGCATTATTTCGCCAATACTGCTATTTTTTGTAAGCATTTAACTTGGATGGGCAACTTTGGAGGTTATATGAACACCAAACCGGACCCGAGAATCCCGACGCAGTTTAAAGAGGCGTATCAGCGGGGGTGGGCGCTTGCAAAAAAGACCTTTCCAAAGACGCCTCCTAAAAAGGAGCAACGCTATGCAGCTTTTTCTTGACGCCCTTGCGGCGATCCTGATCCTGCCCCTCATTTACATCCTCTGCGTCCTGATGCTGGCGTTGTGAGTCTCACTGCGCTCGCATGGGATGGCTCCGAGCATCGGGCTTTCTTTAAGGACGAGAAGCCCTCGCCGGGGATTCTGAAAAAGATCCGCGAGTCGGTAAAAGGCCAGCCCTGCTGGCTCAAATTCGACGGCATCTGCAAAGCACCCGACACCGTTGTCTACGCGCACTTTCGCGATCTCGCACTTGGTTTCGGTCTCGGCATTAAAGGTCTGTACGGCTGTCCTGCCTGTAGTTCCTGCCACGATGAGGCTGATGGGCGGACGCGGATTCTGGATCGGGATTTCGTAAAGGCCCGACATGGCCTGCAGTCACTCCGCTATTGGGATCACCTGAAGGACTGGGTGTGGAGTCTGCTGTGAGCGAACAAGCGATAAATGTCAGGTTCGTGATCGACGAGCAAAACCTGCCCGACATCCTCGCCAACCTGGAGGCGGCACAGAAATTCACCGCAGCCGGGAAAACATACGAAGCCCACATCCACCGGCAACGCCGCTCAAATCCACAGAACGACTACTGGCACACCCTACTGCGGGATATCGCGGACAAGACCGGTCACTCGTTTGAGGAGGTTAAGGATTGGGTGAAAACCGAATTCCTCGGTACGAAAACGATCCAAATCCAACACAAGACCGTCGTCCGGCCACGGGAGTCATCGAAACTGACTGCCGATGAGATGTCATTTTTAATCGAAAGAACGGAGGCTCTCCATGCCGAGTACGCCTGATGAGATCAGCGCAGAAGTCGATATTGAAATCGACGCCGAGTTCAAACGGATTATGACGGAAGGATTTGTGGATGTGATGGCACAGGCTTATCAAGGTGCTTTAGCGGTGGCGATCAATAACGCCCTTAGAACCGTTGGAGACCGACACGGACTTACCCGCAACCAGCTAAAGGATATTTATGACCCTCAAGACGATAAACCTCCCCAACGGCATTGACCTGAAATTCGACCCTGACCGGCACAAGTATTTCCGTGACGGTAGGGAGGTGATGGGGGTGACCAAGATTGCGGAGATGACCGGCGACCACGGCTGGCGCATCCCCTGGACAGCCAAGATGGCGGGAGCCAAAGCAGAAGAAATCCTGCTCGATGTCGCCACATCCAAACTCCAGGTCGATGAAGTCAACTACATGGATTATGTCAGCCAGATCAAGAAGGCGCATTACTCAACCTCGGACCGAGCGATTGCGTTCGGTCATGCCAGTCACGGGATTCTTGAATCGTATGTGTTGTGGAAGATGGGGCGCGGGCCGGAGCCGACCCAGCCCAAGAATGACGGGTTGAAGGCCGCTATCCGCCCGTATGTCGAGTGGTCAAACGACGTAAACCCGGAGTACATCTCCTCTGAGGAAGTTGTGTATTACGAGGCGACCTTACACGGCCAGTATTTTGACTACGCCGGGACGTTGGATGTCCGGTTCTACCTGGGCGACGACCACTGTATCGGGGACTTTAAAACCGCCAAAGAAAACAAACGGGATTATGTGTGGCAGATGGCGCTCTATGCCGCCGCGGTGGAACAGTCATTCGGGAAACCAGTGGACAAGCTGTTCATTTTCAAACTGCCGAAAGACGGGCATGAGTACAAGTTGCGGTCTGTGCCGTTGGATGACCGCTACCGAACCTTCGCCCCGGTGTTGGCGGCAACGAAAAGCATGAGATATGAAATCGACCAACAGATCAAATGAGGATTTGACGATGGCGCGAAACCTTGTTTTCGACACTTTCAAACACGCGAGAAAGACCGACCCATCTACGTCCAAATCCGCAGCCAAACGGGCGGACATTGCCGGGCAGGCGAAGGATGTATTGCTGGGGCTAAGAGCCGCCACCTCCGGGCGCACCGTTGTCACCAGTGCGGAACTGGCATCCATGATGGGCGTGGATCGGTATCTAACCGCGAGGCGTCTGCCGGATTTGGCGGGGAAAGGACTCGCACACCGCTGTGGCAAGGCGGTCTGCACCATCAATAACACCCAGGCCGTGACCTGGCGATGCTGACCCTACCCGAAAAAAACAAGATACGCCGGGACGCAGGCCGTTTCGGGGTATTTCCAATCATCGACCAATGCGTGAGGCAAACCATGACTGAAGCAAAAATCAATCTGACTACCGGTGAATTCGAGTGCGGGTTCGTGAACCTGGCATCCCCCAACAAGTTCGGCAATTACGGAGTGGAGATGATTCTCCCCGACAGCTCGGCAGAGTTGAAGGCGATCACCACCGCGATTACCAAAGCGGGGAAGGATGCAGGGGTAGAGGACGGTCACTCGCCTGTGAAGCAGGCAACCGAGTGGGATGGGGAAAACAGCAACCCCCGCTCAGGTTACTTGAGTATCACCGCGAAAACCAATGAGAAATCACTGGGAAGTTTTTTTAAGGCGTTGGATGTCGGAAACGAGGAGATCGACCTCACCACAATCCGCAAGGGCGACACGGCCCGAGCCAAAATCTGCGTCAAGCCGTATGACACCGGCTCCAATCGCGGCGTCACGGTTTATTTGAACGCTATTCAGAAGTTATCGAGTGGCTATGACGACTCCTTCGGACCCCTGCCCGATAAACCAGAAGCGCAGCAGGAAGAGGATCTGCTTTTCTAAACCATAGGAGCCATGTTGCCGACAATCTTGGCCGCGCCCTTCGGCCTGGGGGGCGCGGTCTCCCACGGAGAAAACTTATGACGATGACAACTGAAGGCGAAATCGCCCCGCTGGAGTATCAATCCATACTGGCCCCGGTGAAGCTGGATTTCTCGGTCGAGCCGGATGAGGAAGAACTCCTCCCCCCTTTGCGCGTTAAGAAGCACCTTGTCTTCGCCCTCCCCGGCGGACGTGAGCTGCGCTGGATGGAAACATGGACCCCAGTGTAGAAATCGGGCGCTCACCGTGTGAGATTGGATGCTGGCGTTGGGACGAATGTGCGGAGGGAAAAGCGTGTCGGGAGTTTCTCGAGTATCTGGCGACCGGCAAGGAGATCCACTCACATTCTGAGCCGAGCGCAACGCTGTACAGGAAGGGATTTTTCGGGATCTCCATCCGGGATACGACGACTGTATGTGGACCCTGACCGTCTTTCTGTTTTTAAACGGGGTTTGGGTTCCCGGCGATGAGGTAGATGGCTGGGGGCCGCTGGCGTATGAGTCCCGGCAGGAGTGCTTTGATCGCGCTTCATTCTCGCAATCGGTAGCCGCTGCTATGCCGGAGCACTATCCCAGTATGCGGTTTGAGTGCCGGGAGACGCAGCCATGATCCTCACCAGACAAGAGATTGAGGACATCACCGGGTTGAAACAGGCCGGGGCGCAGAAACGGTGGCTGTCGCGTAATGGTATCCCCTATCTGGAAGCCATCAACGGCAGGCCGGTGGTGCATGAATACGCGATAGTGGCGCGCCTGATGCCGAATAAGACCGCGCCGCGGTTGGATTTGGCGTAGTGGGAGAACAAAAGCATTGATCCACTACCACGGTGGCCCGCTCGGGCGTTGGAAAGAATCCCATGAGGTTTTTGCCGGTAGACATTCACTCATCAGTTTCGCTGAACGGCGGGAACTTGAGGTGATGACAACAGTGAGCCATTCGTTTGTTTTAGACAACGGCGCATTTTCCGTCTGGAAGTCTGGCAAACAGCTTGATGTTGAGGGTTATACGTCTTGGGTCGATGATTGGCGACGGCATCCCGGTTTTGATTGGGCATTGATCCCTGACGTTATCAACGGCACAGAGGATGAGAACGACGAACTGATCGAAGATTGGCCTTACCCGCAGGACGGTGTGCCGGTCTGGCATTTGAATGAATCTCTGAGTCGGTTACTGCGACTTTCGTCTGAGTGGCACAGAGTCGCCCTCGGCTCAACGGAAGGAATGGAGCCGGGCAGTAATCGGTTTTGGACCCGGATCGCGCAAGTGATGGATATGGTTTGCGATGACAAGGGTAGACCGCGATGCAAACTGCATGGGTTGCGGATGCTCGATCCGCGAATCTTTCAGTTTATCCCCCTGGCATCTGCGGATAGCGCGACCGCTGTCCTTAATTCCTTTAAGAATGATGAGCGGTATGGCATTTACGCACCCAAGAAACAAAGTCAACGAGCAAATATCTGCGCGGATCGAATAGAGGCGCACGTTTCCGCGCCTATATGGGACGACCGGATAACTGTACAAACGGAGTTCAAGCTATGTGGGCAGTAATTTATCTCGCCAGTATCGTTTCAGTGAACTGGCTTTTCACCGTGGTTCCACCAATCGGTATCTGGCAGCCAACGTCAATGATTGTCGGCCTGACGTTTATCTTCCGGGATTTAGCGCAACGCAAGATCGGGCATTGGGTGATCCCGGTGATGCTGGCGGGAGGCGCAATTTCTTACGTTATGGCTGATCCATTCGTTGCCATCGCATCGGTGACGGCTTTTCTAATATCCGAGGGCGTGGACTGGCTGGTGTACACCTTCACCAAACGTCCATTGCGCGACCGGATTCTGTTTTCCTCGGCAGTCGGCACACCGATTGATTCGATTGTGTTTACCGCAATGATCGGGATTCTCAGCCCGGTGAATGTACTTGTGATGACGGCATCCAAAATGGTGGGAGCGGTTGCGGTCTGGTGGTCCCTTAAAAAACAACATTAAACAAATGCAGCTAAGCCTGCCCTGGCCGCCGTCCGTCAATAACTATTGGCGCATGGCACGAGGCCGAATCTATATCTCGGCGAGAGGCAAGGCGTACCGTGAGGCGGTCAAAGTGATTGCGCATGGTCGTGGATTCTTCAACCCGGAGACGCGGCTCAAGGTGCATATCACGGCGAACCCACCGGACCGCCGACGCCGGGACATCGACAACCTGTTCAAGTGTACGCTCGACAGTCTGGAACACGCGAACGTATTCGCGGATGACTCGCAAGTCGACAAGCTCTCGATCCATCGTGCTGCCGTCATTCCGGGCGGTGCCTTGCTCGTAACGATACAATCCGTATCATGAGACTGCCGCCAACAGAAAAGC